GCCGCAGTACCTACCACTACTTGCGCGCTAGTCGGCATTTGTTACCCCTAACTTTGAGATTATCTTAGCGGCTTTTTTAGCATTTACACTTACCTCAAAGTGCATTTCATCTTTACGGTTACGGTAATCCCCGCCCCACGTTAGGCCATACTTTTTAGCTAAGGCCCTAATCATTGGCACTTTATCGGCTGGAAACGTACCCACAGCCGCTAGCGGGTGTTTAGTCGCGTTTAGGTCTATTGCTGTACCGCTGCTATGGCAGCTTAGGCGGTCTGTACTGCCGCGCACCATACGGAAAGCATAACCCCACTCATCTAAAGCGCCCTCATCTATTGGCTCTATTAGCGCGTGAAACTCAGCGGCAAAACCTACTAGCAAAGGTGCTACAGCCTCAGCGCATCTAAGTTTTCTATTAGTGCCGGGTACTGCGTAACTCTTTATGCCAATTTCTGCCGGGTCTTTACTGGCAGGCCAGCCGTTATAACTTGTTAGCATAGTAATTTATTTTACCACTTTCCCTCAAGATTATGCTTAGGCGTTCGGCTTGCCTAGATTTAATCCTGCTGGAATTGGCTTACTATATTCCCACTTAGCAATATATTGAATACCATCTCCATCATCTTGCAAGCGAATAGAACCAAAAGCAAATTCAGAATCATCTATTTCCGGATAAGTTTTTTTGATAATTGAATATAAATCCATTTTATGCTCCTAGAAATTGAACTTGTAAGAAATTATATTCTGGTGCAGCAAAACCGCCAAGTGCGTTTAGATTACCGCCAGAATCTTGATAAACTTCTAGTTCAATGTAATCAGTTGCTACTAAATCCAAAATTACGGAAGCGCCCCAACCTACGGAACTGGCATTTCCATTTATGCCCCTATAAGAACCTATGGCTGTCCCATTTTTCTTAAACGCGCCTAGTCTGTCTGAACCTGATGCGTTACCTTGAAAATGCCATTTTGCAGTAATTAAATACTTTCCATTTTTTCCGCTTGGAATTGTAATTCGGCTATTGTTGGTAGAGGTGTCGTGAAAAGTATCGGTATCAAAAACTTCACTATTAAAGTTTAAGGTTGTCCAAGTAGTATTGCTAATAGCCTGGCTTGCATTGTTATAAATAGAAGCGCCTACAAAACCGCCAGCAGCAGGTGCAGCCCATTTAACTTTATAGGGGCTTACTGTTGTATCAGCTGTTAAGACTTGACCGGTGCTACCTATAGGCAAGTTATCATAAGTGCCGCTGCCTGTACCTACTACAATATCACCGCTAGCTGTAATAGTAGTTGCCATATCGTTAGTAATTGTTACCGTACCGCTAGTGCCACCGCCACTAATACCTACACCCGCTGTTACACCCTCTATATCACCTGTTGCGCCGCTAGCTGCCCACGCGCTACCTGTGTAATACCAAAGGCTGTTATTATCTTTAGTAAATGCAAACTGCCCTTCTTGTGGGCTAGTAATAGCTGCATTTCTAGCAGCCTCACTTGCAAAAACTAATACGCCTTGCATTAAATAGCCGTTTACGTCGGCGGCTGTTAAAACCTCACCTGTGGTAAAGGTCTTAAATCCTAAGCCCGCTGCCATTGTTCCCCCTAATAGGCCAATACGCCGGTGTCTAGCACCCCGTATAGGCTTGAGTCTAGTATAAAGCCGTCTATTATCGGCTCTAGTGTGGTTAGTGTCGTTTTCCAGCTGCCGGGCGTAATTGCCATAGATACGCCAAACACCTGTAAAGTCTTAGTTAAAGTAGATGAGCCCGGCTGGTTTGTAGTAATAGTTATAGGGTCAAAAAAATCTAGGTCTAGGGCGGCGATTATGCCGGCATTATAGTTATCTGTGTATAAATCTAGGGTAATGGCATCACATCTAATCGAGGTTTCTTTACGGCTTGCTACATAGGCTTGAGCGTAATCTAGGGCCGCGGCATCTGTTTGCATTAGTAGATTTTGTTGGTTATAGCTATGGGTAAAATACTTATCTATGCTAGCTTGGTCTATCGCTAGCTGTGTAGTACCGCCTGTACGGGTGATGCTAGCCGCGTTAAATACCAACGTATCATCTAAGCGCCATAAAGCATCAAAGTAACCTATATTTGTGCCGTTATCGTTAAACACGGTAGGTGTGCCACCTATGCTAGCTGTAGTAACTTGCCTATCTTGAAATACAAAGCTACCGGTAGCATCTACATAAAGCGCCCCGTACTCACTTAGGGTAACCGTCTGCATAGCTGCAAGGCTGGTACGGGCTGTGCCGGGGTCTGCCTGTAGTGTAGTTAAGCCGGCATCTACATCACGCATAGAGGTAGGCCAACCTATCTGGTCTAAAATCTGGTTAATGCGTGTGCCGGATAAGTCGCCCGCGGTAGCTCCTGTTACTGTAGCTATTTGTGCATTTTGGGCAAGTCTAAACGCATCTACCGCCGTAATTGTGGTATAAACAACGTCTAACGCATTTTTAGGCGTAGTAGTGTTATAGCTAGTGATAAAGCCGCTAAAGATAGGGTAAGTAACGTTGTTATAAGTAGCAGATATAGCTACTTTACGCATAGGGTCAAGCAAGCCAAAATAAGGCCCGCTAGGGTTTTGAGGGTTAAAATCGCCGTTTTGGTCTACTATTCTTAAAGTTAGTGTACCTGTTTGGAATTGGTCGGCTTGTGGGTTACGGCCTCTGTTAGTTTGTATTGTATCTACTACGTCCGACACGTCTACAATTACTGCCGCGCTATCGCTTAATATATTTGTATCTAATATGCCCTCATCTAAAATCATAGCTTGCGCAAAACTAGGTCCAGTACTAAAGTTAATAATAGCGTTTATTACTGGCAGGGTCATAGCCCACCGGTGTAACGCAACGGGTCACCTTTGCGCTCTAGGTCTAATATAGCTCTTTGTACAGCTAGGCTAATTGTGTCCTCACTACCTACTACACCTGCATTTACGTTTACCGTTATGTTATCTGCCATACGAAAACGGGCAGGGTCAAAGCCCATAAAACCGGGCATTTGTGAAGACGTTAAACTAGCTGTAGCTATATTAAGGGCGCGCTCACTTTCAGCTAATAACGCATCTGCTAACGCCAATTCTGACTCAGCTAGCATACTTATAGCGTCTGCGTGTGCCTCTACAGCTCTAATAGCCTCTGGGTCGCCTGCTACATAACGGCTAGTTATATCCGGGGCTAATTCATTTATACCTGTTCTATCTTGGCTAGGCATTATTGGGCTTAAAAAGTCAAACCGTGAGCCTGCAATTTCTAGCAGTTTTCGTATAGCTGCATCTAGGTTATCTAGGTTTATTAAATCTTTAGGCTTAAATTTCTCTAGTATTTTATCTATATCACCTAGTTTATAGGTTTGGTTTGTAAGCGTACCTAATATAGCTAGCTCTGTGTTTAATTGCTTAGATAAAGTAGTAGCCCGCTCTACGTCTTTATCCGCTATTGCGTCCTCTAAATCTAGCATTAATTGTTTTACTGTTAGGCGCTGTGCATCATTAGCTAGCTGTAGTTTTTGTTGGTCTGTAGCCGCTACGCCTAATTTAGCTATATTTTCTTGTGTTGCTAAAATAGCTGCGTTTATCTGTATTTTGTCTAGGTCAAATACATTTTCACCCTTGCCTAAAGCTAGGGCGGCTTTATCTAGGGCTAGTTGGTCTTTCTTTATTTTTAATTGTTTTGCTTGCTCGGCAGTTTTCTTTTTATCTACTGCTAAGGCTTTTACGTTAGCTTTATCTAGAGCTGCCTGTATCTTTGCACGGTTTTTAGCAGCTGCTATTTCTTTAGCAGGGTCTAAAATAGGCCCACCTAACGCCGCGCGCTGTGCTGCCTCTAGTTCACCTTTTTTAATTAGTTTATCTATTAACGGTGCAAGGTAAGTACCTGCCACCGGTATTAAGGTAGCAAGATTAGCTAAACCAAACCCGCCCTCTGGCGCTTCTATGCCTATTTGTTTTACTAATAAAGCTAAACCTCTCAGGGCGTTAGCGGTTTCATCACTAAGGCGTTTCATACTGTCGGCAGCTGTATCTATACCATTAGTGCCGCCTAAAATAGTTATAGCATCTACTAGGCCCGCCCCTATAGTTTCTTTAGCTCTATCACTTTCTATAGTTAAAGTTTTCATACGGCCTTCAAAGGTATCTACAGCCCTAGCCGCTGAGCCCTTAAACTTGCCCTCTAAAATATCTAAAATATCGTCTAACTCACCGTACGCTAATAAGTTTTTATCTAAACCTACGTTTAACCTACCTAACGCCGCCGTATTGCCCGACATAGCCCGGCTAATAGCTGCCGTAACGCTAGTTAAATCTCTACCTGTACCGGCTGATATATCTAAAGATATGCCTAATAGTTTTTGCGCTTTGTCTACGTCCTCAGTAACTCTAGCTAATTGACTAAAGGCAGGTACTAATTTATCGCCGCCTACCTTTGTTACATCTTCCATTTTATCTAAAAATTGGTTTACCTCAGTAAATCTAAAACCTTGATTTAAGCTATTTAGAGCGCTAGTTAATTGTGCTATTTCTTTTTGTTGGTCATTAAATGCCTTAATAGATACCCGGGCAAACTGCACTACAGCGCCTACGCTAAAGGCTAAGCCAAACGATTTAGCTAGGCTTTTTACGCCTTTTTCTAATTTAGTGGTCGCCGTTTCAGCTTGGTTAAACGCTTTTTTACCTGTGAACTCAGAGGCTATATTTACTACTACTTGGGGGTCTACAGCCATTATGCCGCTGCCTTAAAATTATTATTAAATATAATTTTGGTTTTTTCTATAGCTTTTATTACAGCTGCGTTAGTCTTGCCGCCGTCCTCAGCCCACGCTCTATAAATAGCGCGGCCTCTCATTTTTCTAGACCTACGCCCCGCGCCTGTTTGATTATTAGCGTCTACTATTTGACCTGTGGCATCTATGGCATCTATAAACTGTTTACCCGCGTTAGGGTTTAAGCTTTGTGAGTATTGTTTACCGGTATGTCTTGTTTTATCATAAACACCATTTAAGTAACGGTCTACCATAGGGCCTTGCGGTCTGCCTTGTGGATTAAGTCGCCCGGCGGTTTCATAAATTGTACCTGCCGCGCTAACGTTAGCTATACGGGCTAAAGCTCTAAACCCGCTCCTATTAACTTTACTAGGCGCTGTCCTATAACCTATGCCTCTCCTAGCGGCAGCTGCATCATATCTAGGAAATTGTCTATATTTAGTGTCGCTAGCCTCTGCCTTACTCCAGCCGCTTAAAACAGTAGCAGGTATAAAACCGCGGGCCTTTGTTACTATAGGTTTTAGCAGCGCTGCCATTTCTTTTTGCAATTCTTTAGATAAGTCCGGCGTAAACTTGCGTAATGCCTTGCGCGCTTCAATAGCGCCGCTTAACTCTGTTGGCATCTTGCACCGCCTTAGCTTTGTCTGATAAAACTTTTAATATATTCTTAAACATTACATCATCTAATTCTAATAAATACTGGGGCGCTATGCCGGTTTCTATCGCTATTTGTGCGATTAGATAGCCAAAGCTACCGCGCCCCACTATTCCAAAGGGTCATCATCTAGTACCTCAACTTTAGCTAAGGTTTCTAGAAAATCTGCCCCAAACGGTTTTACTACTTCCCCGCTAGTGCGTAAACACTCCCAAGCAAGCCAGTAAACATCACTTTGCTTTTCATCATCTCTAAAGGCTTTATGAAAACCTTTCTTTGCCATAAGTTCAAAGGCATACTCAATACGGGGCGTAATCTTATGCTCGGTTACGCTGCCGTCTGCCCTTGTTATTTTAAGTTTTGCCATTGTTTGCCCCTTTGTTTAGTTTACGGTGCTGTTGTGATAACGATAGGTGAGTTACAGGTAAATGTAATGCTCTGTGTTCCAATATCGCCCACAGCGCCATTTATGTCGGTTGTATTGTTTACAAGTACAGTAGTGGTATAAAGCGGGTTAGTAGTGCTAGTAGCCGCGCTTGTTTGTCTTAAAATTAGAGTTACTGTAGTACCCCACGCAGCTTGCAACGCAGCGCGTACCGCGCCTACACCGCTAGCGGCATTATCATTAAGAAAATCAAGCGTAATAGTGCTGGCCTCTAAACCTTTAACAAACTTATGTGCGGTATCGCCCATAGCTGTTACCTCTAGCTCATCAAAGCTACGGTTAATAGTTGCGCTAGTAACGTGGTCTGATAGCACCACGCCGTTCAGCGTAACTTCTACGCCGTTAGAAAGAAAAATTGCCATTGGTTATGCCTCGTTTTCTGTTGTCGGTGTTTCTGTTGCTTTTTGCTTTGTATCTTTAACCTCTTTAGGCAATTCTTGGCCTATTTTGATTAAAAACGCTTTTTCTTCATCTGTTAGTGCCATTTTAGCTCCAGCTCGTTAGTACGGATATTTGTAAATCACTTGTTAGTAAGTCGCCGCTAGGTAACGTTAAAACGCTAGGTGCAGTTACAGCGGTAACATTAAAAACGATAGAGCTAGCGGCTAATTTATTAAACACCGCTACTATCGTATCTTCTATGCCTTGTAGGTTGCCTTCATTAGAAAACATTGGCACGGTCATAATTATTTTGAAATTAGCTAGCGGCGCTATTGTTGCTTGTGCATTATTGCTAGGGGTTAAATAAGGGTCAGCCGGGGCTACTACTACGCTGTTAGCTACTATTGTGCTAGGTGGAAAACTAAAAGTACTCCAAACAGCATTATTAGCTAAGGCAGCGGCTATAGTGCTGCGTAGTGTAGTTATGGCGGCTGGCATTATCCCACCATAGCGTTAGGCGATAAGTACGGCGCTAACAAACCGCGTATAGATGCCATTAAAGTATTACTCATCTTAAACGGGCTAGGGCTGTAACCGTCTACGCTTACGCCGCCGTTTTGTGTGCTAAAACGGCTAGTCCAGATATTCTCAGCTAACATAAGTGCAGCTGCGTTTATAGCAGGTGTATTAGCGTAGGTAGCCGTCTTTGTATCATCACCCGTCATAGTGCCGCTAGGTACTACGCGCCTAAAGTTTTGGTCAGCTGCCGTTTTTGCATATTGTATAAAGCTGTAACCCTGTGGGTATTGGTAATAGTTAAGCTGAAAATTAAACGCTGGCAATAAATTAGTAGTACCCGCGCTAAACGGTACTGTGCCAGTAATTGTATAAGTGCCGTTAAAAGTAGCGCCAGCCCCGGTTACGGTAACGGATTGCCCAGTAGTAAACAGGCCGGGGTTGGCTATCATCACGGTAGCTACATTGTTTACTAATGCAGTTCCCACCACCGGTGCAGAGTCAAACCATAAAAACCCGTTAATTAAATCTTGGGCAGCTTGGCAGGTGTCCTCTATCCAAGTGTAAGAATCGTACAAAGTGCCAACGCCTAAAGATGCTTTTAACGTAGCAGCTGTAACGTAAGTAGCCGGCATATTTGTACCTTTCTTTGTAGGTCTGGCAGAGCCAAAGGGCTAAGGCCCTGCCAGACTATTAGTTATTTATTAGGTTAAGTTAAAACGACGGATACCGGCAGGCATTTTAACTAGCGTGGCCATAAAGCCATAGATAGCTACTTGTACCTGTAGATTTGATACCACGTTTACGCTCATATAAGCCTGTGGGCTTTCATAAACGGTTACTGCCTCTGGCACGATAATAAAGGCTGACTCATCAATAACGCCAGATACCATATTTTTATCTACATATAGGTCTAGACCTAAGACGTTACCTCTAATTGAGGTTGGTCTAACGTCGCCGCCTGCGTTCATTGGCTGGATAGCGTTATAAATTGGGCGGCCTGTGTTATCAGTTGCACCCATTAGCAAAGACCATTGAGAGGCATTAGCTAGATAATTTTGCGCAAAGTAGCCAGTACCTTTATAGGCAGCAGCGGTTTGTTCAGCTGTGTAAGCAATAATGCCGGCACTTGTTGCAGCTTGTGGGTTAGCTTGCTGTCCACCGGCTGTTAGAGCTGCTACTACTGCCGTATCTGTTGCAGTTAAATACGCGTTTTGTAGTTGCGCTGTTAATTCTGCAAAGAAATTAGGGTCTGAGCGCTCTAAAAGCTCTACGCTAATAGTGTTCATACCGCTGTACTTAGATACGTTGGCAGTTAAATACTCAGTTACCATACCTGTATTTTGTACCGCTCCGGCCTCAGCTTCCACGGTTACTACAGGTGCTACACCTGAGCCCCCGCCATCTGACGTTACAAGTGAGGGCACGTTTATGGTCATACCGCTAGCAGGCAAAACGCCACGGCTGCAAGCCTCAACCGCGCTTCTTACAAAGCGGGTGTTAGTTACAAACTCAGATAAATACTGCTCTGGCTTAAATGCAGGGTTAGTAGTAAAACTATCATCTGCCGCTGTTACATAGAGCTTGCTTTGGTCATTACCTAGAGCAGCCTTAATTTTATGCTCTGTGTATGTTGCCATATTTACAATAGGTGTGCGTACTCTCTGTGAGTTTAATGCACTTGGCTTAATAATTCTGCGCGCGGCTTCTACAGGTGTAGTTTCACCCTCGGCATCATCTTTTTCATAGCTAACGCTTTTTAGCGTTACTGTTGCACCGTCTGGCAAAAATGTTGCCTCTGATGCTACTTCGTCCGGGGTTTTGTCCACGGTTTCACCTTTCGTTTCTGTTGGTTGGTTTTCATCTACTGCGTTTTCTTGTGCAGCAATTTTTAACACGGCAGCGCTTGGAAATGCAGCGCTCTCTACTAGAGATACCTCTTTTAAGGTAGCAGCCGTAACTAGCAGATAATCTTTTTCTGGGCGTGAGTCCTCTACCTCTACACCTACACTAAGGCCGTCCATTAACTGTTCCTGTGCAAGCAAAATTGCGTCAGTACCACGGGTGCTAGCACTTACTTTAAAGCTGGCATATAACCCGGTCTTATTGCTGGTAATACTTTGCATACGCCCTACAGGTTTAGAGTTATCGTGCGACATCAATAGCTTAACTTTAGATACCTCTGGCACGGTTATAGAGTTTTCTGCAAACACTACGCGCCCGGCGCTTGTGTTGCCTACTTCTCCATAAGGTGCAATTTTGCCAGCAATAGTACGGCGCTCACCGTTATCTACTGCCTCTATGTTGCCACTAAATGTTAATAGCATTTGTAGGCCTCTCTGTTAGTCCGGTGGGGCTTAGTTCTTCCATACTTTGTGCCTGTTCTAAATCAATTAAACCTAGATTTAGCATTTTTTCTATAGCTTCCAAACGCGCCAAAGTATCAGCGCGCAAAAATGTTTCATCAAGTGCAAAACGCACCTGATTACCGCGGCGCGTAATATCGTCCATACTTAAACGGTTTTCAATAGCGCTAATAAACGGCTGTAATGAGTAAGCTACAAACTCTTTACGCCCGTCTATAATATTTTGGTAAGTCATTGAGTTATTCATATCTGCGCTTATGTAAAACGCCGGTACGTTCATTAATCGGCTAATTTCTGTAGCTAAATACTGGCTACTTTCATTATAAGTCATTTCTTTAGGTGAGTAGCCCACCGTTTGATAATCTAACGTGCTAGTTAAGTAAGCTGTGCTGCGTGATGCGCGCGCTGCCTTCCAACTAGCTAACAGCCCTTGTATTTGTGCCTCTGGTAAATCTGCCCCACTATTCTTTATAAATCCTGTAGCCATAGGTGTAGCAGCTGCAACGCTTGCCGCTTTTTGTATATCTAGCGCGGCCTGTATTGTGCGCCCGCCTGTTTCTAATACGCCCGGTAGCAAGCTTTGGAAAGTTACTAAAGACCCTACGCCGCTATCTGGTACGCGTATGCCATTTATTGAGTAGTAATCAACTTCATCACCGTAATTATCGGTAGTTACTGTAACGCGTGTATTAGCTACCCACTCAAAGCCGCTAGGCCTGCCGTCATCTTCATAAAGTGACGTTACACGCCAATACGCCACCCCGTACATTAATAAACTGTCCACGGTGTAACTTATGGTAACGCTGCGTGGCTGTCTTATGTCCGGTTGGTCTAACCAAACAGGGTTTTGTAATTTACGGCCTGTACTTTTTTGTATTAGCTCTAAATCTATACTTGCTATTACTCCACAGATTAAGTTACGGCATCTACTTACCGCCGGTACTTGTAGCGCTACGTTTCTATCTATAAACGGTACGCCGCTTGTATTGTATAAACCGCCAAACGTATAAACACCCGCGCCGTAAGTTTGGGCCATAATAGGCGGCGATAATTGCGCCTCTATGTCTTTTTTACGCAGGCCTATAGTTTGCAGTAATCCCATAGGGGCATTATTACCTAAAAGTCAAGTATAGGTTTACAGTTTGGCTTTCGGCGTGTCTAGGCGTATACCTTTGCCTCTGCTACAGGTTGCGCCAATATATGTATAACCATAGCTAGCCCTATAGGTATATCTACAGGCCCGGCAGACTTACGGCGCACGATACGCCAAGCGTCCGGGGTCTGTTTAGCTGCGCAGTTAGCCATTTGTTGTATTAGCGCATCTTGCCCGCTATGGCGCAAGCGGTCATTTACTAAAGCGTCGTACATATCGCTACAGGCGGTGTAAAAGGTCTGCCCCGATATATCCCGGGTCTGTACCCCTGCATTTTGTAGTCTTTGCGCGATACTAGCCGTAGTGTATTTGTCGTAGCAGACTAAACGCGGGTAATACATATCGGCCCATTTTTTTATAGAGGCTGCTACTAAGACCTCATCTACTGCTACCTGTGAGCTGTAGGTTTCTAGTACTGCTAGGCCTATCTTGCCATTAGGTAACATTTGACCCATTACTAGGCTGGCATCACGGCGGCTAGGGCTAACGTCAAAGGCAAAAACAGTAAGCGGCCCGGGGCTCATCTTTAGGTTTATATCGCTGCTATCTTCAACAGAGCCAAACGGCCACGGGCTTTGCAAGCTATCTATCCATTGGCTAAGGCTCTCTGTTCTAAATTGCTCTGTAGTCTGCACAGTTAGAGCTTCTTGCAAAGTTTCTTCAGTTATTAGTATGCCTAGCGCCGGGTTAGCAGCTGCCCACGCTTTACGGTCATCTAGGGCGCAAAATGGCGGGGCGCTATATTCGTAATAGCCTAAAGACGGCGGCGGGTTACTTTGGCAGCGCTCGCGTAGCTCATTAAGCGTAGTGCTAAAGGCATCTCCAGCATTACTAGCCATTAGGGTCTGACTATTAGGCCTAGCGCGGGTTACAGGTAGAGCAGCTGCGTAGGCTTCTTGGTCTATTTCCCGTAACTCATCTATAAATAGAAAATCAGCGCTAGCGCCGCGTGAGCTATCGCGGGTAGCAGCTCTAACATCTAACCTAGCCCCACTTTTTAAGATAATGGCCTCGTTACCGTTTGTATAAAGTATTTTCTTTAGTTGCTTCTTTAGGTCTGGGCTATCTTCAATAGCGTTAGCTACCTCTCTAAAGGTAGTAAGGGCCATAGACCTAGCCGAGCTTATTACTATGTGGTTACGCTCATTAAACAAAAACAGGCCAGCTAAAATACGCATACGCGCTAGATGAGTCTTACCGTTTTGCCGGGCGCATATTGCTAGGTTTGTACGTCTAATAAATTGTTTATTTTTATCTATTGTGAGCATATCGTCTAATACAAAGCGCTGCCACGGTAAAAGCGGCAAGCCGATACGCTCGGCAAGCTCTGCAACCTCACCGCCCCTAGTAGGCCCTGATAACAAAACGTTATGTAAGCGCGGTTGCACTAGCCCCCGTAAGGTCTGTTTAGGTTTGGTACTCATTAGTCTAAGGGCTGTGCAGGCTGACCCAAACAAGGCCCGCTTTGGGTCATTACAGCGGTTTTCGGGGATATATTGGCAGA